GGCTATTGACTGGGGTAAGCTTTCAGCGTATGAAGAGGAAGACAACACTGCAGGTAGTCAAACTTTAGCCTGTTCTGGTGATGTCTGTGAGATCGTAGATATAGGAGCTTAACATGGATACTTATACAAGACCTTTTAGAAAAGAAGTGTACGACAAAGTGGATGAACCTTCAAAGAAAGCTCTCATCAAACACTTAGAGGCAGAGGGGCATACAATAATAAACTCAGAGGAAGACTTCTACGCAGATGTAACCTCTGAGAAAGATAATGTAATCTATTTTAGTGAGGTAGAACGTAAGGGTCAGTGGGATAATGACTGGCCCCCTCACTGGAGAGAGTTACGTATTCCAGGGAGAAAGAAGAGATTGGTTGAGAAGTATAAAGATCAAGTGGACAACCTAAACTTCTATGTTCTTAACAAACACTATGACAAGGCATGGAAAGTAAAAGGTACTCAGATGACAGAGGCAGCACTAAAGAAAGCCTTTGGTCCAAGGATACCAGATGGAGAAACCTTTTACCATATACCATACACTGAAGCACAACTTATCAACCTGATATAAGGGGACTACTATGGACAACACGGATACAATAACTATTGACGGAAAAACAACTCTTGACCTTGGTGACATGTTCAGCTATGATGCTGTCAATAAACCCGCACATTATAATCTGGGTGGTAGTGTTGAGTGTATTGATTACATTAAGCAGACACTAGGTGTTGAGGGATTTATTAGTTACTGCCAGGGTAATATGATTAAGTATCAACACAGGCACAGGTACAAGAGTAACCCAGTAGAAGACATGAAGAAGGCACAGTGGTATCTAAACAAGATGTTAGAAACAATGAAGGAGAAGCATAGGTGAAACCTTATGAACAAGGTAGGGTAGCTTTCAAGGCTGGTAAAATTGGTAATCCATATCAAGCCCAGACTAAAGATAACAGGGAATGGGAGATGGGCTTTAACAAGGCCTATTTTCTAAATCTCGGAAGGTTAAAAGAATATGAGCAACGTCAAAAAAATAAACAATCTTGAGGAGGAAGCTAAGAAGTATACTCAGAAGCGAAAGATAAAGCCACCGCTTAAAGACAAGCCTTTGACATCACGAAGATATCTAGCTGGTCAAGCGATGGCTGCTTTGCTTTCAAGATCACCTGCTCCTGTACACAGAGTTGATATAAAACGTGAGTCATATGACTGGGCTGACTTCATGTTAGACGATGACTAGTAAACTAAAGGAGGCTGTAATTAGTCTCCTTTTTTTAGTTTATTAAGTTTATTGTATTAGGTATACTTAATTTCTTTATAGATTCTCTTGCATCTAGGTAGCTATCAAGAATTATTAGTTCATCTCTAGTCAACTCCTCAAACTCTTCACTCAACCCTAATTCTTTTGCAGCTTTTTGTATGGCTGCTGTTGAGTTACCTTGAGCTAAATCTATAAGTAAGTCTACAGTGTACTCTTCATCATTGTTAGAGACTATACGTCTTGTAGCCAGTATAGATTTAGTTTCCTTACCTGCATTAGTTACAAGTTCTGCCCATTTTCTTCTTTGTGCTTCCAAAGGTAATTTAACAAAATCTTTTCTGACACTCATAATTGCAGCTGACTTTGCCTCTATTATGTCGTGAAATAAACCATGATATTCATTGATTGCTTTAGGTGCTAGTTTTCTGTTGGCAGTTGATTGATTTAATTGATAAGCATCTTTACCTATGATATTTAAAACCCTTTGTGTTTGAGTATACCTAAAGGTTCTAAGACCTAAAATCTTACCAGAGTCTACATCAGTTTCCCCTGTAGCGGCTGACTGTTGTTGTTCTTGTAAAGGCTCACCTATTATAAGAGCTACCATATTATCTACATATCTAGTAGTATTATTTATAGCTTTGTCTAAAGTACTACCTTGGTATTTATCAATAGGTGTAGCATCTTCTCCCCTTATAAGACCAGCCGCAACATTCAAAGGTTCTAAAAATCTAGTGGCAGACTGTATGGGTTGACCAAATGTAGTTTGAGCAACTATACCTGCAGCCCTCCACAAGTCTGCATTCTCTGGATCAGCTATGTAATAAGCAGCATCTGCCAATTGTCTTTGAGTTGTACTAAGACCTCTAAACTGAGATGCTAAAAGAAAATCTTTATTAAGTCTTTCGACAATCTCTTTTGGTGGGCCACCTTCTTCATCATCAGTATAATAAGAAATTAATCTTGAGGCAGCTTTAAACATTGATAAAGGGAAATCATACTGTTGATTAATTATCTCCCCAGTAAGCGGGTCTATCTCATCGTAAAGACCTAAACCCAACTTTCTATTTTCTGTTTCATCTAAAGACATTGCATAGAGTAAACCACCTACAACAGCACCCCTTGCAAAGAACAGTTCTTTATAAGTAGTATCTTCAAACTTACCCATTGCCTTTAGTCCAAGGTTTATACCAGGTGCATTTTTACCTGCAAAAGCTATTGTACTATTAAAGAACCTACCAAAAGGTATTAATAAACCAACCCCAGGTATATCACGCATGTCTTCTATGACACCAGCAATTTGACCAGTTACACTTTTATTTTTATAAGACTTTGAAAAAATTGCTTCTAAAGTCCTATCTACAGCAGTAGCTTCAATCTTTCTATATTCTGTAGTTGCCATAAACTTAGTTGCATCAGGAGAATTATAGAACTCAGTAAACCCCTTACCCTGAGCAGCCCTAAGTAATTTATCCATTTGAAAGATAAACTCTTGAGACTTTGAAAAAGAATCTTGTGCATTAACTAAAGTCATTGTTTGTATTGTATCAATGACATTATCAATCTTTAATTCTCTAAGTTTAGTTTCAGGTTTAAATTTACTTTTAGTAATTAGTTCAGTGCTTTTAGTTACACCACCTGGAAGTATACTATTTAACTTTTGTAGTGCCTCTGAGTTTCTTAGTAGTGCTGATTGATACGCTGCATGTGTCATATCAGGGTCTAAAAGAAGTTTAACTCTCATTTGAGTAGACTCTAACAATATTTTAGCAGCATTAAAATCTAAATCTGATTTAACTTTTAAACCTGCAATTCTTTTTGCAGCACCACTAGTAACATGCACCGCTGCTAAAGCTATATCAGAAAAAGTATTTAAAGTTACATTAGCTCCCCAACCTACTACATTTAAAGCACTTGTAGATGGGTTAGATACTAACAAACGAACATTTTTACTTTGAAAAGCTCTTACAGCACCAAGTGCTTTTGAGTCTGATATGTCCTCAACCTTTTTAAATTTCCTACTTAGGAATCCCATATCCATAGCAGCGTCTATTAAGGCTTTAACATCCATATCATCACTAGCTTTACCTAGCATTTTTGCAGCCTGACTGATAGCATTCAAACTTTTACCAGCTTCAGACATACTAGATGCCATAATATTACCTAAGTTTTCAGGTGTTATTTTTTTAATACCTATAATTTTATTACCAGTTGTTTTTTGTATTTGCAGTAAAAAATTATTAACTTCTTTTTTACTGGATTGCTTTATTACATCTCCCATCCAGTCTGTAAACTTATCATCTCCAAATCTCTTACCCCAAACAAATCCTTTTTCTGCTGCAGTCTGAGCCATGCCCTTTAAAAAAATCTTACCTGTCTCTTTGCTTTCATGCCCAAGTAGTAAGGTAAACCAAAAATCAGACTTAAGATCTTTTAAATCTATCTTATTACCTTTAGCAACTTTAATATCCCAACTGTCAGTTATTTTAACTTCAGTCTGATTCGTATACTTAGCAATACCTTCAGTTAAATCAGACATAAAACCAGAAGCATCTGGCTCTGGTAGTGCTGTCGTAGGAGCTTGTATACCTGATGAACCTCTTTTTAAGATTACGCCAGCTTGTACACCACCCATAACTATAGAACCTACTGCAGCAATTCCTACTGACCCCCAAGAAAACTCATCTCTTACGCCTGTTTTCATAAGACCTTGTTGATACAGTGTTTCCATTCCTGCATTAACAACAGCATCTATAGCCGTTACAGTACCTATTTCTACCATAGCTTTTTTAGTGGCTAATCTTTTTAATCCTTTAGTACCTAAAACTTCAGCAGTATACTCAGCTATCCTAGTTTTGTTAGCGTTAGTAGCCTTAGCTGCAGCCTCAGTAAATTTTAATTTTATAGCTTTTTCTGCGCCTTCTTTACTACCTTGTTGTATTGCTATTTTTAATGCTTCTTTTTTAGCACTAGCTAAAGCTACACGTAGAGAACCACCCGCAACAGCTTTGCCTATTAATCCACCAACAAGATTAACAGGGTCAAGTACTACTGATCTAACAAAGTCTCCAGTACCCTCTAGTCTTTCACCCCAAGAGGTTTCCTTACTGTATAGACCTGCCATGTTTTCATATAGTTGATAGGCAGCACCAGCCGTAGCTAGTTTATTGCTATTACTTTTTATATCATTTACATAATCTATTTCTTTAAGGCCACTAATAGTATTGCCAGCAGAAACACCACGCCTGTTGTTTAAAAACATATCAACAACATCAGCACGATTTTCACCCTCTACCTTCTGAGGACCGTAACGATCAATCATATAGTTTTTAACTATACCAAACATCTGATCATTGTCAGCCATATCATTCTGAGAGTATGTACCAGCTTCAGGTAAAGCACTGCTTTCAACAGGAGTTTCTACCTCTGTATCAAACTGATCAAAGATATTAGAATCTACAGGAGACTCTTGTTCATCAAACTGTT